ATCAAAATAACTCGGCATATGTAGATAGTTTTTTCTCATATCTGACAAGCCAATTATATAACAATAGTGGATTTATACATGGATTAGATTTTTATGGTTCATTTTTAGGTATCAAAAATAAATTAAAATTAAATGTTTACGATGACTTAGAATATTTATTTGATTCTGATTTCTTTCACAAACAAAAAAATAAATTATTTGATGTGGATGATGTAGATGAGGAAAGATTATTAGAAGGCGACACTAGAAATTATAGGAAGAAATTAGTATTAGAAAGCGAAGAAGTAAATTTAGATATTCAATCGATTGATAACAATTTCATGAATGAAGTATTTAAATTAACGGAAAAAAACTTAGAAAAACACGACAACGAATTAAAGGAAGAATACAGTGTAGTAAATAATGAAGAAAATAAAAATAAAAGTGAGAAGCGCACAAATTCAACTTGTTCATCTCGAACAAGTAATACATCAAATGAAGATGATAGTGAAGAAGATAGTGAAGAAGATAGCGAAGAAAATAGCATTGAAAGTTGTGAAAATTCACAAATGAGCGATTATTCAAGTTTATCAGAAGAAAATATATATGCTTTAATCAATAATTTTCCAGTTCAAATAATTTGTCTTGAAAAAATGGATAATACACTTGATTATTTATTAAACGACGAAGAAGATAGTGATAAAACTGAAAATCTAAATAGCAGAGAATGGACATCTTGTTTATTTCAAATAATAATGACTCTAATTACATATCAAAAAATTTTTGATTTCACTCACAATGATTTACATACAAATAATATAATGTATCATAAAACAGAAAGAACATTTATTAATTATAAATACAATAATGTATATTATAGAGTTCCTACTTATGGTAAAATTTATAAAATAATTGATTTTGGAAGAGCAATATATAGTTTTAACGGAAAGACAATTTGTAGTGATAGTTATCATCCAAAAGGTGACGCTGCTACGCAATATAATTTTGAGCCATATTTTAATGAAAATAAACCACGGTTGAAACCAAATAAAAGTTTCGATTTATGTAGATTAGCTTGTTCATTATATGATTTTTTTGTCGATGATATTGAAAATGAAAAAAAAATAAAAAATCCAATAGCGAAATTGATTATAAAATGGACTAAAGATGATAAAAATAGAAATATATTATATAAAAATAATGGAGAAGAACGGTATCCAGATTTTAAATTATACAAAATGATTGTGCGTACTGTACATAATCATATTCCTGAAGATCAGTTAACAAATCCTATTTTTTCAAAGTATAAATCTTCAAAAAAGAAGATTAAGAAGGGAAAAATTATTAATATCGATAATATGGAATCTATGATTTAAACTTTTTTTTTACAACATTCTAAACAAATTTCCTCTCCTTGAGGACCCATAGTAACAACTTCATTTTTATATTTTTTACACAAAAAACATTTCATATAGCTAATTTTATCAAAAATACCCGGATAACTATCTTGTGTTCCAAACATTCCAAATATAATCGATATAATAATATTACAAATTTTATCCTTTGTAATTTTGTGTATATATTCTGTTGAATAATAATATCCCTTTAATGCACCTTTAATAGCAGAAGTAGATACACGAGCATTATCCAAAGACCAATATTTATGTTTATTTTCGGTCATAATTAAACACGAATCATACATAAATTTTATGAAATTTTTTATAAAAATATGGTCGTCATTTAACCAATCCATATTTTCCTTTAATTCATTGAAAATATCTTCATTATCAAATTGTTCGTCTAGAAATCTTTTTAAACTTACCTGAAATTCATTCATTTTTCTCATCCAATCATGAATACTTTTATATTTAATAACCGGTTTTAATTGCCCGTCTTTACATAACTTAATATTATCCAACCAATCTTTATCATATAATACTCTACAAGTAAGTGCTAATTTTTCCATTATATATAATATAAATAGTATGTTTAAATTATTTAAATTATATTATTAAAAACCTGGGTCATTTGTAAAAACTTCAGGCAATGATGATGTAATATTGGTTTCACCTATTTGTGAAATAACAAAATTACCAAGTATAACACTTAAATAAACCAAAACAGTATCTCGAACAAGAAGCTTTAATGGTTTATTTTCCTTTAAAACAAATCGCATTTCAATAAATTTAAATATTAAGTAACTAACTGAAATAGCTAAACCAGCAATCATAGAATTAGTCATTTATATAATTTTTCATTAATAATTATATAAAAATACGCATTAACAGTATTATGCTAATACTTCAATATCGTCTAAAATAGGGTCAGGTGTTAAATCTAATTTTGTATTTAAATCATGAACATCAAGATTATCTAAATTAAGTTTTGCGTCGTCAAAAATTTTAATACTATCTCCATCGTCGTCATCGTCATATTCTGCTTCTTCTTCCTTACGTTTTTTATTTTGTTCATTACTTATTTTTTCTAAACGTTCTAGTGTTTTTGGGGCATTAATTTCACTTGATTTATTCGTACCCATGTCTAATACACTATCCATATCATTAAAAGTTAATTTACCAGGAGTAAGATCCATTTTTGGTTCTGTAGATAATTCTTTTGAGGTTTCGATTGTAGATGTATCAGAAACAGGTTTAAATTTTTCTATTGCTTCATCCTTTTCTGTTTTAATTGTTAATTTAATATTATGGTCTGTTGATACTGATTTTCCAAGAGCCGACTCTGCTATATTATTTGACGCATTACTATCAGTTTCTTTTTTAACAGTTTCACTATTTTTAACAATATCTGGCTTATCTGTTTTACTAACATTAATTTCTGTTTCTTCTTTTTTATTTGCTTTATCAAGTAATTCTTGCGTAGTCGTTTCTTCCATCTGTTTAGCAACTGCTTCTTCTACATTTTTCTCTAATGTTTCTTCTATTACTTCTTCATCAATAGTTTCATCTATATAAGCACGTAATATACTTTCAACAGGCATACTATCTCTAATGACTCCTAAAATACATTCATAACTTATAAGTTCACATTCTCTCATATTTTTTTGGTGCTGTAAAGCGGGTATTTGTGTTTCAAATAAATAAACGTTTGAATATAGCTTTCTAGCAAATGAAATATAACATTTGTGAATAAATATATTTAGCTTTGGAATATCTAAATCAATCTTCTTTTGTTTTTGAGATACTCGAATAGATGTAAGGATTTTCAATTGTGTAATATGAACACAAGTTAATAAGTCTTCTAAATAAGGACAGTTAGAAGCCTCTACAATTCTTTTTGTTTCTTCGGTAACAATAGTATCATTCCATTTTGGAACACGTGAAAGAAAATTTTGAAAAGTCATTAAATATTTTTCATTTTCATCATTATCTTTACATAAATTTACTGCTTCGTTAAAAATAGATTTAATACCTTGAATTAGTAAAGGAGTCAGAGTGCTAACTAATCTAGAAGAATATTCACTTTTTGCCTCAGATAACACATTTACATTATAATCATCCATTTACATTTCTAATATATTTTCTAAATTTAAGTTTTTCCGCAAAAAGAATAAATTTAAAATTGTAAGCATTAGTAATTGTTCATCTCTAAATTGAGAACGTATCTTATCAAAATAAATCAAAAATAAATACTTATTTTCTTTTTTAAAGGAAGGACCCTCTAATGTTTTTATAATATCTATACTATTAAAGGATTTTTGATATAATATTTCTGTTAAAGCAATACAAGATTTTATATCTTTAAAATTCTTTTTTGTTTCTAATTTTTTTCTTAACCATTTTTGTCTCTTTAAAATAAAATTATTATTACTTAAATGGTCTTTAAAATGCTCATATAAACTTATTGTTGAATTATGTATTTTCGGCATTGGAATATAGATATTGCAAAATCTTGATAAAATTGGTTTTAGTAATCTATTTACATTATTAACTAAAATAAAAAAACGCGTAGTGTGTGAAAATTGCTCTATACATCTTCTTAATGCCGATTGTGCGTCTATTGTTAATTGATCTGCATTAAATAATACAATACTTTTGAATAAATTATTATTTTTGTTATGAATATTTGTTTTCGCAAAGAATTTTAATTCGTCTCTAATAAATCGAATACCCTTGCTATGAGCACAATTTACATGCATAACGTATTGGACTAATTTTTGTTTGTCGTTTTCATATATATCATTTATAAACTCATTTAAAATGTTTCTTTTACCACTTCCCGACGGACCATGTAATATAATATGAGGGACCTTATTTTCTTTTATGAAAAAATTTAATTTATTATGAATGTTTTCATGTATAGTCAAAGACATATAATAATTATAATTGAATTATCTCTAACTATAATTATTTAAAATTTATTTATCTTCTCCGTTTTGTTCTCTTTCTTCCTATACGTCTTTTTTTAAGACTTCTTTTCCTTTTTTTCGTATTTCTCGTCCTTTTTCTCCTTCTTTTCCTTGTCTTTTTCCCTCCTTTTCTCTTTCTATTGCGTTTTCTTGTTTTCTTTCCTCCCTCATATGTGTTGTTTCTTTTTGGACGAACGACAACTTTCCATTTTGTTCTATCTTGTAAAAATTCTAAAAATTTGTCTTTTTCTTTACAACCATACTCTCTATACACATTTATAACATTAATAAAATATTGTTCAATATGTGTTGTGCGTGCAATCGTACACTTCCTTGTAAGCGTTGATGTCTTATCACAAAAAGAATCAGGAAAGGCCAACGCCACCTCCTCAACAGACTGCTTTTTAATTTTTCTCGCCAAGGCTAATAATTCATTGTATCTAGTAGCCCTGTGAAATTCTAATTCAGGATATTTACCATTTTTAACAATCATCGTTAAAGATTCAGCACCAGAACATGTCTTCTTTTTCGCCAATTGAACAACTATTTCTAATTGTCCAAAATCATTTCTCGTAATATCATCATGAGGAATTGGAGCAACAATTCCGTCTTCAGATGCACCATCCAATATATGTGAGTCGTCATCAAAGTTCATTGTGGCAAATACACTCTCATCAGTTCTTTGTCGTAGTAGTAGCGGATCCATTATATATATATATTATAATTATATTATATATGCATTCATTGAAAATTTCACTAATAGAATCAGCTTATTTAATATTTATGTTTTTGTTTTTTAAGACTACTATAGATTTTAATGTATTACGTAGTCCAACAGGTTGGTGGTTCGAACATTTAGTAGGAGATGATTATGGATTACGAATTTGTCCATTTGGAAGAGTAGCTATTTTTGCCTTAATTTTTATTTTGTTAATTCGTCATTATGTAAAAATTCCGCAATGGTTTATATACTTAGCATTAGGTATTTCATTAGTTTTATCTTTGATGAATATGAACGCGGTCGTTTATTTAATTCCTATCTGGTTAATAGAATATTTATATTAACATATTATATATGGCGTCAATAACATCAAAAAAGGATTGTAATATTAATGAATTAGCAAATATACTATCAGGATTAAATATAGAAAGTATAGCAAATATTAATTTTACATCAAAAATAAGTATATTTGGATCTCGTGTCAAAAACTGTATGAACGCTGATAACGAAATTGATTTTTATATACAAAGAGAAGAGTTAAATGGAGAGGATTTGCGTTTAAGAATTATAAAATTATATAGAGAATTAAGTGAATTACTAAATGAAATAGAAAATTATTGTAGAACTGCTTATAGTCATAATATTATGATGACTGCTTATAAACAAAGAAAAGCCAGGTTAGCTTTAAATATTAATGATGACCCAGAATTTATAAAAGCACAACACGAAGCACTAAATAAAATACCTTTTACTAAACGTTGGAAAAACACTCCTATAAATCAAAGAGAGACTATAGTGAAAGCAGCAATGAAAAAGTTAACAGAAGATTGGGAAGCAAGAAGAAACTTAGAAAAAAGGGAATTAGGAAAGCAGTATCAAGGAGTTAAAGAATTATTAAAATCTAAATTATATATGGAAGCAGAGCTGAAAAAAATTATAGTTCTTCATATGAAAGATATAGGAGGTAAAAGAGATTATACTGAAAAATTAGCAGGTTTTGTTTTAAAACATTATTATGAAATGTCTTATCATGATAGTAGAAATATAGAACGTAATAGGAAGTTTATTAAAATAAAATTCCGTAAGGGACAGTGGTTAAAATCATTGAAAGAAATCGTGGAAAAAATAAAAGAATGGGATGATTATCGCAGGGCACAAAATGCCCAAAGAAATGCGGATGAATTAATTGCTGAAGAAACAGTAGAACAATTAGAAAGAGAAAGAAAAATAGAAAGAGAAAGAGAAAAAAGAGAAAAGGAAGAAAAGTTAAAACACTCAAAAACCGAACAAAAAGTATTAAAAAGAAATTCTGCTACTAAAATTCAACGTGCTTTTCGAAATACGCGAAAAAAATCAATGAAAAAATCGATAAATAAACAAGAAGTCAATATTTCTTCTTCAAACGAACAAAAACAATCATCTTTACAAAGAATAGATGATATAGATAGATCTATAATAGATCGTATTAAGGAATTATATGGATATTTAATGGAAGAGAAAATTTTTATAAAATATAGAAAAAAAAGAGAGAGAATATTGACTGTATTGATTTCGTATCACACGCATTTATTAACATTTATGAAGGAAATATTAATTCCACAATTAGAACAAAAAAATATTAGGGTAGTAGTTACTGGAGGATTTGCTACAGCTTTATTAACTGGAAAGTATAAAACAGAAGATGTAGATATGAAATTATATTTAATAAAAAAAACGGGAGAAAATAATGCTAATTTTAAAATGAGAAATATAGTTAAAACAATTATAGAAAATAACTTACAATTTTTAAATACAAATCAAGAAGAGTTAAAATACGAATTATATGAGCCAAGTAGAAATCCACTAGAAAATAATGGAGATTTTCCTGTTAAGATAACAGGAAAAATTAATGAAGAAAAAGGAGGGAAGAGAGAAAATCCACGTGTTACAGGTGATTTTGATGCAGTAGGCGAGCTAACTTTTTCAGCAAAAGAATATGATGGAAATTTAATAGATGTTCGGGGAATACCAGTATTATCACCAGAGATTTTGATAGACAATTTATTAAATCAAGCTAGTAATAATTTTAGAGAACGTATTGAAAGTGGGGAAAGAAATATTTATCCAGAAAAATTATTAGGATGGATGAAACAATTACAAGCCTTATTACGTTTAAAAAATCCAGATGCGGCAAATGAATTATCTAAAGAACTTGATCGTATGAAAAGCCCAAGTCCAAAACAAGGAGGTAAGCGTAAAAAGAAACGTAAAACTAGAAAAAAACGGAGGAAGAAAAAGACAAGGCGAAAAAGAAAGAAGACACTGAAAAAAAGGAAGAAGAACCGAAAAAAACTCACTAGAAGAAAATAATTTTATTATAAATATAAATAAAATTATTTAAGCCCAACTATTAAGAGGTTGAGTATAAGGATTTTGATTAAAGGCACTAACCATATTAGGTGTATTTCTAGCACAATCAACCGAGAAACTTCTAGTATTTTTACCAGCAACACGTCCATGCGTTTCCATAGAAGGAATAGATTTGGTAAAATTATTACCATATAATTCATCTGGTTTAGTAGCAGTATTTGAGTATGTAGTAATATTTTGTGCGTGTGAAGCTAATGAAGAATTTCCAATATTATATCTATCAACTCTACTAACAATTTGTTTACTAGTATTTAGATTAGCATTGTAATCCGCATCAACAACTCTAGCACGAGCAGTTCCGTTAGCAGCACTATAACTATTAACGTTAGCATTATTGGTAGTTTGTCTTTGTTGTTCTACAGCATAATTATTTTTAATCATATAACCATTTGCTTCATCGTTACCACCCATAAGCATGTGTTTAGTATTCTCGGTTTGTTCTCTAATCGTATGAGAAGGGGTATCGTTAGGATTCCATACAGGTTCATTCATCACACCTGATCTACCCGAAGCATTACCCATAGGCCTCATATTACCAATAACATTTTCCTTACGTGAAGGTCTTAACATATCCATTAAAGGAGCAGTTAAAGCATTAACAAGGGCACCAGCAATACCTGTCTGGGTTCTTTCTGAAGTAAAGGTGCGTGCATTAGTACGAGCCTTATAGCCTTTTTTTCCATAATCTTGTGGTGTAGCACCCCATCCACCTGTATCACTCGCACCACCAACATTTTCACTTTTAAGTTGTTGTTTATGTGTTCCTCTGTAATGCCCAGGTTGATATGTTCCTTCACCTTCACGGTCATTTGCGTTACCAAAATATTCACGGGTAGTTGTAGTTCTATTTTCAGGTTGTAATACAACAGCAGCTCGAGCTGTCTGTGCTTTTTCCTGACCTGTAGTAGTTAACCATCTATCAGCGGAATTTACATAATGTCTATCAGGTCTATTTTTTTCAACCTTTCCGACCATAGCTTTATTGGGTGCGTTAGCATTTCCTTTATAAGCACCTAGAATTTGCCCTCCATAAGTAACTTTAGGATTAGTAGAAGATCTTAACTGATCTACCGTTTTGGGCATATATTTGGAACGTTGTTCCATTCCAGAATTAAAACCACCAGAGCCTTTGCTACTAAATCCTTTTCCTAAACCCGGTCCAACTTGTATTTCCTGCCAAGGTTTAACATTATTCATTTTAGCAGTTAGTTGAGATTTCATTCTTTCAGCAATGATTTCTGTAGTATTTGGAACACCATTAACGTAAGTAAGACCGACTTCAGGTTTAAATAATGGAGCAATTCCTTGTTTTTTCACGGAATTATTTCCAGAACCAGTATATGTATCTAGTAAACCTGAATATCCTTTAATATCACTAGATTGTGTTACTTTTGAACCAAAAAAAGGAACCATATTATTATGTTCTAAACTAGAGTTATTTACTCTATTACCAGTTAATGATTCAAAAGTCAAATCTTCTGTGTTTCTCCCACCACCACGATGATTACCTTTTGTTTGAGTTCTGATTGCTTTTTTATAACCTGTAGGGTGATATAGTGCTTCGTTAGAAGTTTTATAACCACTATAAGTTTGGACATTTGTTTGATTCAATAAATCATCTCGATTTTTTTTTGGAAAGTTTTTAACAATTGGTTTTGTATTTGGAAGCATAGTATTAATATTTTGATAGTTTTCCTTCTTATTACCATTTTTATTAGATATAATATACATTGCTCCCAAAACTGCGATAGGTATAGCAACTTCAGCCATTTATATATATGTAATATATATTTTATTAAACAAAATACATATTTATTTCTCTTTTAAACACGGAATTTTTGGAATAAAATTATCTCTTTCTAAAAGCCGAGTATTCAAATTATTATGAAAACGTAAACACACATTTTCTTGTGGATTTAAAAACAAAGGATATTCTCTATTTTGAGGCAATGCTCTATACATCCACGCAGGATGTGTTACTCTAGATTGGTCTGTAACAGACTGTTTACAAACAGGATATTTTATATCTTGAATGTTTAATTGATTTTCACCCTTATATTGGGATTTGGAACAATATTTCGTAAGTTTTCTATTTCTACCAGTTAAATCACTATCAATATCAATTGGCCCTCCATTAACAACTGATTTTAAATTAGCTCCCCATTTTTGAAGTCTTACGTGAGGGTCATCCATATAACAAGGTGTTGAACCATTACCAGGAACATTAAATATATATCTACTTGAACCTGTTTGTTGTTGTAATTTCTTCTTTGTTCTACATTCGTCATAATTAAATCTTGTGAAAGC